CGTCGGCGCGATGAGCCAGTGGCTGTAGTCGTAGTCGCTGTAGAACAGCGGCTGGGCCGTCAGCGTGGCGTTCGGCCAGTACGACCGCAGATACTCATAGACGCGGGTGAAGAGCGGTGTGCGCTGATCGTTCCCCGCACCGATGCCGATGGACATCGACACCGTGTCACGCCAGCGGTCGGGCTTTGCGTACACCGACTGTCCGGTGAGCAGCGTGCCGCTGACGACGTTGATGAAGCCTTCGACCTTGAGTTCGCGGGCGATGCGGCGCTCGGCAAGGTTGATCAGGCGCGGAATTTGCTCGTAGACGACGGCATCCGAGGCGAGGGTGGCCCCGCGCTCAAGATAGCGCCGGACGTCTTCCTTGAGCGTCTCGAATGTCATCGTCGTGGCCATACGTCACCTATATCTGGTTTTTGCGGGTTTGGACAGTGCTATAGATATTCGGCGACGGCAGTCGCGAGGCCAGCAACAGCCACGAGCACGGCGACGGCTTTGCCCTTTTTGCCGACCATCTTCTGCGCGATGGGGGCGGTGCCCGACTTCAGGACGCTGCCGACGACTTCCTTAGCGGCGGCTTTTTTGATTACCTTGAGAATGTTCATATAATCTCCTCACGCCCAAGCGGCGTATTTCTTCGTCTTCATGCGGCGATCATCGAGGCCGTGCGTCCCGCCATTGATGCGCTTCGTCAGCGCGAGAATAGCGGCGTCGTTGACGCCCTGATCGCAGATCGACCACAGCTTGTTCTTGTCGAAGAACCACAGCGCGCTCTCGAAGCAGAGTTCGCCCGCGACCAGATCGGGGTTCGTCATCACATCTGGACGACCGATGTAGTCCGAGAACGCTTTGTAGTTGTCATGCCCAGTCAATTGGAGGGCACCCCTGCCGCGCCACAGCCACCCTGAGCCTGATCCTTCAGGTCCGTTGCCCATGCGATTTGCATAGACACGATTGGCAATCTTCTGCGGCTGGCGCTCGTAGGCCCGAGCCAACGCGTCAGTCGGGAAATACTTACCAAAGATGCTGCGAAGCCCCTTGGCTCCGTAGTTGAGGTTCTCGCTGAACGTCTTAAAGCCGCCGCTTTCATGCGCCGTTTGAGCAAAGAAATGCGCAGCGCGATTAGGTGATAGCTTATAAAAAGCCGCACCCTTCTTGAATGTTCCCGGACCAAACGCACCATCCGCCGTCACTCCGATCTTTTTCTGAAGTTCAATCAGGCTCATTTATCGTCCTTCCGGCTATTCCACAATTCAAAGAGCGTCTTGATCTTTTCCTCCGCCACGCCGAGGCGCACGTCCATCTTGGCGAGGATGATCGTCAGGGTGATGAAGGCGAGGACGATGGGCCAAAGCTGGCCGATCATCTCAACGGTGGAGAGGTTGCCTGCCATTTACGCCGCCGGATTGCGCCAGTCAGGGAAGTCGTCCTCGTCAACCACACCGTCGCCATTGGCGTCGTAGCGCAGATCGTTCCGGTACTTTTCCCAAGGGGCCAGATCATCGTCATCGTCGTCTTCGTTGTCGATCACAGAAGCCGTTTCATGAGACACAACGGGGCTTGCCGCTACTGGCTGAGACACAACAGGGTCAGGCTCTGGCTCAGGCGCGACTTCGATCAACTCCAGCGGCTTTTCCTTGCCGCCGACGTTGTTCAGGCTCAGGCCGCCCAGCAGGCCGACGAACGCGCCGACAATGGTGTTGAACGCGGGACCGATGATCGAGAAGATTTCCGTGTTGTCCACGTCGTTGGCGAAGAGGCCAAACATCAACGCACCGATCACGGCCATCATAATCATGGCGAGGGTCACGACGGTGACGCGCAAAATCCACTCGACGGTGTCGAGAGCGCCGGGTTCTTTGCTGGTGAGATTGTCAAAGATGCTCATATCAACTTACCTTCAGTGCGATTGTAGCCAACAGAGCGATGCTGCCGCCTGCGCTGGCGATCATGACCGCCTCGAGGCGCTTGATGCGCAGGATCGTCTCGCGCCAGCGTTCGGCGCAGACGGCTTCGTGCGTGGTCAGGCGGATGTTGACGTCGTCGCTCATTTCAGGTTCCGCAGCTTGTAGATGGTGGAGAGATAGACGCCGGTCACCGTGTCAACGAGGTTGGCGACTGCGCGGTTGCCCTTGCAGATGTCTTCGTGGTGCTCTTCGATCCACGCCGCGTCGCCCTCGAGCAGCGACAGGATGTCGCTCTTCGTGTCCGTCGGCGCGGGGATATTGCCGATCAACTCAAACGCGCCCTGATACGCCTCGACGAGATCGTCGATGGCCTCGATGACGTCGTCGTAGAAGCTGCCGAGCGCAGAGTGCTTGGCGAAGCTGCCGGTGCCGGTCGCGCGCCAGTGCTGGAAGTGGGCGCAATTGCGTGCGTAGAACACGCGGCTGATGAGTTGTTCGATCATGGGGGTTCCTTAGTAAGCCGGAAAAGCCTGTGTGGGCGGCGTGAAGGTTGTGGTATAGCGGGCTACGCCTTTGGTGACGCGGAGGTCATCCATGTAGCCGACAATCGGAAATGTTGAGTTGGACCGTCCGCCAATCTCCCAGCGAGGGCAGGCGTAATCAATAGTATCAGTATAGGTGGAACCAACCTGCACCCCGTTCACAAAGAGCCTTGTGCTACTACCGCTTTTGCAAACTGCAATGTGCTGCCATGTGTTAGCCGTTAGAGCGCCAGTTCCCGTGATGACGGTTGTGGAGTTCGCATACCAATACAAAGCCGTTCCAATGCTATACATCTCCCCGTAGATAACCGTATTTGCGGCGTTCAGAAGGTCCATATAAACCTTTGTGCCGCTGGCATCTGTGTAAGCCCAGAACTCAATTGTCCAGCTACCAGTGCCTAGCGTCAATGGCGCTGAATTAGGGACCAGAGCGCAGCCACTACTACCACCACTGGGGACATACACTGATGTGGTGCCAAACTTGGCCTGTGTCGTGCTGACCTGCGCGTTGCCGACAGTCTCCATGTTGTTGATAGCGGCACCATCAAAGATGCCCGCGTTGGTGAAGTTCAACAGGAGCGACGTGCCGCTGATAGCGGTTACGGGCGACGTCGGGGGTGTGAACGCAGCGGTGTAGACCGCCGTGCCTTTGACGAGCCTTGCATTTGAGATATAACCATTGAAGTAGCCTTGAGCGCCGTCCCAGTTTCCGCCACCCAATAGGGCGTTTGTGTACCCCCAGTTAAAAGTAGCCCCAGAAGATACCGTAGCGTTAGCCACCTGAGTGCCATTTCTGTACATTTTTACAGATGTGCTGTTCTCACGTACGATGGCGAGATGATACCAAGTTCCGGTGTTGTTGGTGACGTTAGAAACCAGAAGCTGGCTGTTACCGGCAGATGGGCTGGACCAACCCGCGCTCCCCCATGCAATTACAAACTTATCGTTGTATGAAACACTGTCCGAATTGCTGGCCGTCAAAGCAAGCGCGTCTGTCGTGAAGCTGCCACGGTTGTTACCGAAGATCAGCGGGTAGTTCGTAGTGCGCGTGGAGACGTAGACCCAACACTCAAATGTCCAGTTACCTGTTCCGCAATCTAGGGCTGCGTTGCTTGGGGCGCTAAGATAATCCCCACTCCCATCAAAATACCCGCTGCCGCCATTAGCCGTCGTCGTATAGCCGGGATAGGTAGGCGAGAACGGAGAGAAGGGCGTGACCGAGGTGTTGCCAACCACGGTGATTGTGAGCGCATTGCTGCTGTTGTCGATGAAGCGATTGCTCTGGCAGGTCAGCAACGACGTGTTGGTGATTGCCGTAAGTGGGGCCGTTGGGGGAGTAAAGGCTGCGGTGTAGACTGCGGTGCCTTTGACCACACGGACGTTGGATATGTAGCCAGTTAGGTAAAACGTATTGTCCCCACGACGTCCGATTTGCAACGCTTGGGCGAGGTTTGTAATCGACCCAGATGCGGCTGATGTGGAGGCCACAAGAGCGCCGTTTATGAACCCGTAAGAGTTCGCTCCGCTGCGGGTCCACGCGATATGATACCAAGTACCAGCGGTTGGCGTAAACGCATATGTCAGCAGAATGTTCGCGCTCTGCGCTTGGAAATACATCGTGTTGTTATAGAGAATGACCTCGTAGCCCGTGTTCGACGTATCAAACTTTGAGACAAGCGTTGCTCCTTGGAGTGCTCCGGGAACAGAAGAGAAATTGACCCAAAACTCAATTGTAAAATTTGAAGAGCCAAGTTGGAGCACGGCGTTATCTGGAGCAGTCAGGTAGTCCCCGGACCCGTCAAAATATCCCGCCCAGTCCGCACCGTATGGGTTGAGGCTGCCCTGCGTGGTGTTGCCGTTGCGGGTGATCGTGAAGTTGTTGGTGCTGCTATCGAGGAACGTGTTGTTCTGCTGCGCGTTGGCCGCAGTCGTGGACATCAGCATCGTGACATATGGGAAGTACGTGTCAGGTACGAGACTGGCATCAGGCCACAGCCCCTGCTTGGTCCAGTAAGCCGCGTCAGCCATAGACCATACACCGGAAGCCGCTCCCGTGGCGACGGGGCCAGCGGGTGTAACAGGGGTTTTACGGATCAGACCGCCGGGCCAACGATTGCTCATTCACAGTTCCTTATGGGTCGATTATAGCAGTAGATGTCTCGCGATCCAAGTGCAGTGTTCCCTCGCAGACCATGCTCCAGTCGTGGCCAGTTTTCTCGCCGCGACAGGGCACGTTGATGTGCACGTTCTTGGTTAGATATTCCTTGCCGTCCTCGAACACACGCCAGACGTGATCGACTGTACCACGCCCCGGCTTACCCCGCGTCTGGTTATAGCGGATGTGGAATAGCGCCATCAGACAACATCTGCTGCGGGCATTGGGCACGCGGCTGGTGCGTTCTGCTGCACGGAGATATTAAAGTGGACGAAGCGGAACGGTGCCTTCGACGTGTTACGACCGAAGCTGTGCGCCAGCCATGCGGGTGCGAACATCATCATGCCGGGTTCCGGCTTGAAGTTGATCATCGTGCTGGCAAGCGTGGCCTGTGAGGGGTCGGCCTCGGGCAGGCTCACCATGACGCGACCGGCGCGGGGATCGTGGATAACGGCAGGCGGCGTGCCTTCCGGTGTGTCGAGGAAGTAGAAGCCGACGAGGTAGTTCCCGCCCGGATGTGCGTGGTAGTCCATCGACGACGTCTGGTAGTGCTCTTGGCACCACATTTCGGTGAACGCGGTGCTGAACTGGTCCATCGCATAGCCTTGGCTGGCGAGGATGTTCCACGCCGTGCTGCCGACGAAGCTGGCAAACTCCTCGATACGCGGGTCTTCCAACATGTTGCCCGACATCAGAACGGGATGAATTTTGTTGGGTTTGGCTTTGCCGTGGACCTGCTTGATGTTGTCAGCCGCGATGGCTTTGACAGTCTCAAGAAACTGCGGCTGTTTGGTAATGTAGATGGGCGTCACAAAGTAGTGGAACTCGTCTAGCGGTGCCACTGCGGGTTCTTCCTGTGCCATTGGTGCTCCTCAATGACGGTTTACGGAGTGGCTTGAGTACCCGCTTTTTGGGCGGCTGCAAAGGTCGCAAGTTCTTCTTTGGCAGCGGCGATCTCGGCGTCCTTAGCTGCGCGCTCTTCTTCGGTCATCTGACGTACCGAGTGTACGTCCTTCACGACGCCATCAACCCACTGGTAAGTCACACCTTCGTACACCTCATAG